TTCAGGATACCACTCATCCATTTCCCGACGAGTAGTAGGCATATGATCGAGCATTTCTTTCAACTGATCCTTTCCAAAGTCACTAATGATTTCCGCAAACAAATCTGATTGATTTTCAATCCGACGATGGAGATCTTCAATGAGAAGCTCCACATATCCGTTACGAACGAAACCTTCTGACCCTTCATCGCAATTCATGCGGGCATACTCTTCTATAATCCAGCGCCATTGTTCACAACTAAAATCACCATATTTTGGATCTGGACCTGACCGATACTTGATGTCATCGTAGTCAATAACTTCTTGTGCCATGATTCAAGAATCTTTGTTGTACTTATTCTAGCAGGTCAGGGCTGGAATGTAAAGTTGGTGGGGTCACCTGGGTAATCGTCCAGTGTCTCACCCTCGTATTCTACCACCATTTCACCCGAACGAGCAGCAGTGACAGTATAAAATGTTTTAATTTCTCCATCAGAGGCAACAATGATTTCATCCTCACTGATACTCTCAACATATAGTGTAGGATCAGGTTTACCGAATGGAGTTAAATCAACAGTAATAGAATCATAATCAACCAATCCTTTCCAATAATCAGGTAACTTAATAGTATTATCTGTCTCTAATTTTCCTCTGATATAAATTGCTGCCTCAGGACCCTCAACACAAACATGTCTTAATCTCCATCCTTCTTTGTTCGGATGTTTGATATCAAAACTCTTCCATGCTTGAGTGTTGATCGTTCCTTGAAAGTTTCCATAGAAAGTACCAGATGAAGTCACATCACTGAAGAATGTGGCATCAAATCCATCTAAACTACCAACAACCTTTACATCAGTATAAAAAGTTCCTTTCTGTAAAACATGAAGTTCATTATCTGTTCTGATCTCACCTTCTGCTTTTAATTGACCTCCGATTTGAGTTTTTCTGTTTCTCTTTAGTTCAACATTTCCAGTAATTTCAGTATTACCTTCCTGCTCTACCTTACCAATAATAGTCGCACCATCTTGAAGGTCAGCACTTTCGCTGAAAGAACATGGCAGACCGAATCCATTTCCAGTTCTACCATCTCTAAGTTTAATTGTTGTTGCGTTTAAAGTCATTTTGTCCCTCCAAGACCAGTAGCAGAAATAACACTGTTTGCAACATTACCAGCGGCATCGCCAGCAACAGCACCGACAACACCTGCTGCAAGACCAAGAATAGACGGAGAACTAAATGGACCTAACGCTGCTTCAACTAAGTCACCAGGAACATAAGAACCTGCAAACATTTTCATACCAAAAGTGTTAGGAACACCGTTTCCTCTCTTACCCTCAATACCTACAGTATTTGCTTTGAGTTGAATTCTAGCACCACCAGTAATATTAACATTGCGTCCAGCACTTATGTCAATATCTTGCTCTGCATTGAGCATGATGTTCTTAGCTTGGACTCTAACTCTACCACGATCAGCATTGATAACAATGTCACCATTAGCAACACTAATTCTAATGTCAGCAACATTAGGTTGGTTCTTATCACCAGCACGAACTTCTAGTGTCTTATCTGCTGCAATCCTTGATAGTCCACCTTGAGTGTGTGCAATGATAAAACAGTCACCGTCATCACTTTCGGCAAAGACCTTATAAACTTCGGCACCAGCAAGACCCTCCGTTGGGTTGCCACTATCAATTCTGAAGTGAGCACCTCTAGAGTCAATGACTCTTCTTTTATAATTTTTTGGTTTACTTGCCATTATACGCAGTCGATAGAAGAGACAATTCCAACTTGACGATCTGTAGGTAGGATGCCAAAGACAGGTTTGAGAATGGCACCAAATCCAGTATCACTTTCGACTCTGAGATCTGGTAAAGTCTCGTCGAATCTCAAGATATTTAGAACCTTAACCTCAGTGATTCCTCCATTATCATCAACTCTGATGTCAAAGATTGGACTTGTTCCGATACCAGCACCAACGAGAGTAACTCCTTCTGGAGCAGGAGTGAATACATCTCCAGACGGAGAAACACCAGGGATAACAACTCTATCAGTTTGTTTATACCCAGATCCAGGACTTACTACAACAACTTGAGTTACTCCACTATTATCTGCATTTTCGTTTTCAACAATAGGATAGTTTTCCCCTGTTGTTGTCATCACGATTGCAACTACTTGATCGCCATTTTCTCCACCAAGAATTGCCTTTGCAGATGCACCATAACCAAGACCACACTTATCTCGGAAATTAACCATGGGAGGATATCTATATCCAGATCCAAAGTCTGTCATTTCAACACCGATGATGCTACCAGTTCTCTCTACACCACCGACGATATCTCCAAGAGTAGTTCCACTACCAGAATCAGCAGCATCGAGGAAGTAACCCATGATTACTTTAGCAGCAGCACCTGCTCCACCACCACCAAAAATCTCAACATAAGGTCCAGTGCAATTCTCAGGGGGACCAGCATAACAACCGCCAGGAATGACCGAGGAAGACCCGCTAAGGAGACTTCCGTCGCCAAAGATGTCCCAGCTACCATATTCTTTTTCGAAGTCATTGGCGAGGTTTGCAGCGCCTCTAGAGAAGTTCATGGCATTCATGACATACTCAAACGGATCTTCACCCTTCTCTTTGCTATTTCCACCTACAGTATACTCTTTGTCTTGAGGACACTTGCCACTATTAGACTGATTGCAATCAAGGAAAGAAGCAATGCTATTGATATTATCAGCAGCACTCAACAGGAAGTCAGTGATATTGAGTACAGGGTCAAGAATTTTAGAGATTCCTTGCAGAGGTCCACTTATTGCATCGACTAATTGGTCGATGATCTTATTCATGAATGCACCAACAAACTGAGCACCTAAGCAACCAGCGAAGTTCTTTCCAGTATTAACCAAATCTCTCAGGAGTCCTTCGATGATTCCAAACAGACCTTCAACTACAGCATTAGCGATACATCCGATTGCTTCTTGTACTGTATATGTCGGGAGGAGCATTGATGCTTGAACTGCTACTCCTGCCTTATGTGCAGCAACTGGAGATCCCGTCGATGCAAATACTGCGGCATATGCTGCCTTATATAACTTATCTAAACCTTTCTGTCCTTCCTTTTCAATCTTATCAAATAACTTCTCAATCAGAGTTCCTACAAACTGATTCGCAGAAGTTTTAAGGATATCTGCCGTTGCTCTGATTTCATTTTCTAAGTTTTGTCCAGCGAGAGCAAACTTTTGAACTCTATTGAGAAACTTCTCAATCTCAGTCGTCATCCTGCTGATAGGATTTTTCTTACATGTATCAGCAGTTTGTACACTTTCACCACATCCTGCTGTATCACATGTTTTGCCTGTTGTGCCAGCAGTAGGTTGACAAGTTTTGTTCTGCTCACAACTCTCGCTTATAAATCCATTAATCGGTCTAGGAGTTACATCAGAATAAGAAGTACCAGGATTAAATGCTGCAGGTTCTCCTTTTCTATTAACTAACTGAGTTCTGGGAAACACTCCAGTGATTAAAGGAACTTGTTGGGCATCACCATCAAGAAAGAAACCGAATACAATATCACCCTGCTGAATAACGGAAGAATGAGCATATTGTGCTCCTCCAGATCCAGCAGTTACTGGTAACAATAAATTTGCCCACGGCAATTCTTCATCGGGAAGATCCCCGACATTGAAAGGATGGTGTCCAGCGATTCTTACCTTACATCTATTCCCAACACCTTTTCCTTCTGATACTTGTTCAGCTTGGGATGCGTTGCTGGGCACTTGTCCACAGAACCACTGGAATCCATCTTTTCCAGCAAAATGACTGTTACCTATTAAAGATTCGATTCCTGCCATCAGTCGTCGTAAACTCTACACTCAAGAGCATTAGGGTTAGCATCACAATAAAGTTCTAGAGGAGTGGGATCGTGACTTTCGCCAGGATGATTTTCCTTATATGCCTCTAAATCATGCAATTCTCCTTCTACATGTCTCCTTTGTTGAGGAGATGTTGTGGGATCTTCGAGGATCTTTTTGTCTTGCTCAATGTGAGCGTCGATGTTTTCCATTTACTTCTGTCCTGTAATTCCAAGAGAATCTCTCACCACTCTCAATCCCGTGTATGATGTAGTAGGTCCAAAAATGTGAGTGATTTCCTTTATAATATATAGACCACTCTGCTCAGTGTCAATATCAGGTTCTTCGGAAGTATTATCTGGAATTTCAATATAGATGGGTTCTCCAGCAAGTAACCCAGTATTGCATGGAATAAGGAGAGTATAATCCTGAGAGAAGAACCTACTATAGTCCGATAATGCCTGTGCCTCACTATTCAAAGGATCCCAGTTAAGAGCAGTTGAGACTCCAGCAGTAGCAGTTCCTGCATCTAGAATACCAAAGGTAATCCTAGAAGCAAACATTGTGTTAGGAATGTTTTCTGGATCAGCAACCAATGGTGCCTTTTCTGCCTTTCCAAGTCTAGTTTCTTTTGTATTTTTAAAAACAGATGTATTTGGTTGAGTAAACTCAAAAGTAAATGGATTGAAATAGATTCTGTAGATAGAATCCTCACCCTTACCTAAAGAATCAGACAGGTCTCCAGTTGAATTTGCTTTGATGTCTAAAATCTTGTATGCATTAATCAATGGATCTTCAATAGAAGAATCCATGAGTTGACTATAGACATATTTTTTCTTCTGTATTGTCTTTTTGTTATCTACAGCACTCTTGATTAATCCATGGATAGATCTAAAGTTAAATCCCTCTCTTGTCTGCCAAAAGAAGAATCCAGCAGACTTACTCTTTGCACCTACGGGAACACCTTTTTTGCAAAGTTGAGTAACAATCCTAAAAGGTTTCCGCATGTTACCATAAACAGTACACGGAGATTCACACTCTTCAATCTCATTAATTGCAAGGGGATCTAAAATCCTGATCATTTGATCGACAACCTTATTGATTGTCATTCCTGTATATTTCCTAGCGACTCTGACTTGATCGTTTGTGAGTTGTTCTCTAGATACCAATGAAAGTCTAAAGGACTCAAATTGTTTATCCATAACGATGTCCTTTACATCATTCACATACAGAACATATTCAAGAGTTGCTTCCTTATCAAGAGCATCATCTAACGGAGTTTTAATCTTAAAGTGAACTCTCTCACCCTTTCTAATCGGAAGTCCGTTGTAAAATCCTTTTCCATCTTTGATATTACCCGTGTTCGCAATATCCAGAACTGCACTTACACACGGAGAATGGAGATCTTCAAAATATTGAAAATTGATAATATAACCCAGCAAGGAAAGTTTGGTGCTTCCATCCTTGGAGTAGATATCAAAAAGTTCGTATTTTGAAGCGCCTGTTACTTCTGCCATTATTGCCTGTTAATTGCTTTTAGATTCAAAAGAGCTATTTTGACCGAATTAAGTTCAGAATCATCTAATTCTGGTACTGCATTGGCAGCAACAACAGAAAGTGTTTGCTCACCATATGGAAGCACATCTTTGGTATTTAGAGACAACATAGCAACATCAAATGGAATAACTTTTGGCATTTTCGCAATCTCAAGCGATGGTATATTCTTTGGATCGCCAAGAATAGATGGACCCAGATAATTAGCAGAAATTTTGGGATCAACTACAACTCTCTTAACGGGACCAACAACTTTTCCACTGAAAGGAGATGTGGGAGCAAATCCAAAATCAAGAGGATCAATTACACCTTTTCTTGGATATCCAGTTATGTTTTCTTTTTTTCCAAGTTCCCAGTGAAGATGCGGACCATCCGATCTTCCAGTAGACCCAACTCTACCAATAACTGTACCAGCAGACACTTTATCACCTTTTTTATACGGAGATCTCTCATTCATATGTGCATAAAAATGTTCGAGTCCATTAGCATCTATGAATGCTATATAATTTCCATAATTTTTTTCAATTCCTTCATCTGTAATTATAGAATCAGAAGGAACTACAAGTGCTGAATTATATGCCGCAGGAATATCTCTTCCAGAGTGCTGTTTACCTCTACTAGGAAGATAATCTCTAGCAGGATCTCCAATTGCAAATCCAGGTGGTCTTGCTCCTGTTTGCGAAATCAAAGGAGCTTTTGGATCATATTTTTTAGGAGGTTGACGCCATGGTCCCGAAGGAGTAACGATTACTGGTTTTGGGGGAGTTGCAGGTATCTGAGGTTTAGGTTTTTGTTCTGCTGGACGCTCTATCGGCGGCGGCGTAACAGGCGGAGTTACTGGAATCATAGGAGTCGTTGGCTTCGTGTCTAGACCTAGTTGTTCTCTCGCCTGACGATATTCATCTTGACTCATATTGCCAAGATTTGTTAGTTCTTTACTAATGTCGTCGAAACTATTCCCTAGATCCGTGTTAAGTTTAGTCGCAGATCCAGTGAACTCATCAAACTCTTTTCTGAGTTTTCCCTCACTATCTAGGAAATCCCAACTTTTAATGTTCTCAGCAAACTGCCTGAATACATCTTTAATCTCTTTGAATACTGACTGAATATTAGTCCAAGTTTGCTGTACAGCGTTCCATAATTTCTGAACAATTCTTGTTACTTTATTGACAATAATAATAATTTCTGGAAGTTTTTGAACCAGATAATCAAGAAGAATCCATCCAGCAGCACTCAAAAGTCCCTGAAAGATGCTCTTCGCACCCCTCATAATATTATTAACTCCACCCTTAATAAAATTATTAGACTGCTTTGCTTCGACTATCTTTTCAGCATCTTTTTTCTGTACAGCATCAAATTGCTGAACATTCAATCTATTTTTTTGTGCTTCTCTAACCTTATCCTTTCGAATGTCTTGACCCAAAGATTTACGAATACCTTGAGTCGTCTGCCTCAAAGAAAGCAGTCCATATTCAACAATATTAAGTGCTTCATTTGATGGAATTAGTTTCATGCCGTCTCAAAAGTAGTAATAGAGAAGGTAATATTTGTAATATTATATGGATTTTGTGTCACGAAATTAGTGGGATATCCAGTACCCATTGCTGCAGCTGCTACAGGTTCACCTGCTGGTCTTCCCTCAGAAGAATATGGCACAAAAGCAAAAGAAAAATCAGGTTCTGTTGGTTGAGCAACAGATGATGCTATTTGGGTCTTTACTGTCTTGTTTATTCCCTTTGTTTCTTCCATTGCTTGCACAATCGTTTCTGATGCAGCTACAGGGGAAGCAGAGGATACTTCCTGAGGTTTAGGTTTGTCGATGGATGTATCTAATTCTTCCTTAAGTTTATCTAAATCTTTACCTTTCAGTCTGCCTGGGCTTGGATCCCCAACTCGCACTTCGAAGGGAGCCAATCCAGGTATCCTAAATGGTTGATCAATTAAATTATCAAACATTTTTGGATCACCAAATTTGCCAAGTAGTGCTTCAACAAAATCTCTTCCTTCAGAACTCATTTTAAGTGTTAAGGATTTAACAAACTTCATTGAGTTTATCATTTTGTTATATAAAGAATCACTCTGGGATTTAAGTTCATCATACCGTGCTTTTTCTTGCGGACTCAACTTAGCGTACTCTCTGGTGCCAATGATTTTTGACATCTCTTCTTCTATATCTTTAAGTTGAGTCTGATATGAAGACAAGACACCAACAGCCGCACTTATGTCGTTAATAATTGGTTTATCAGATTGCTTAAGTTTACCAGGATCGTATCTATCAAATATTCCATCATCAATCTGCTTGATGTTCTGTTCAATTTCAAGAAGAAGTGATCCTTGAGGGGTGAATTCTTTTGCTCCAGGAACCCATTTCAACCACGGATGTTCTCTGAGTAATTTTTCTTTTCTTCTTTGCAGTTCTTCTTTAGTTGCTTGCTTTCCTCTTTCAGCGATCATGTCAATGACCATTTGAGTATATGACTCGTAACCACCGCGACCCATTCCACTCAATCCCATACCCTTGATAATCTCAAGGAGTTTAATTCCTCCATAAACAGCAGCAGCACCTAACCATACCCATGGATTTGCCATTAAACCAATCAATGCTGGAAGTTTGAATAATAAACTAGTTACAAGACCGCTAATAGCACCAGTAACTAAACCAATTCCACCATTTAACGCAAGACCAACACCTGCTGCGACTGCTAATCCTTTAATCAGATCATTTTTAATCTGCTCTAGTGCTTCAGTATCTCCATTCTGCCATGCTTCTAGTGCATCTATTCCCTTCAGTCCCAACCAACCCATGAACAATGATTCAAGGGCTTTCATGAACCCATCAAAAGGTCCACGGATCTTATTACCTAATGCTTTTACAGGTTTAATTAGAGCCTGTTTGATTGAACTTTCGACGAAGTTTTCTTCTGCTCCCTTCGCAGTTTTATCAATCTCTTTTCTTTTCTTATCAATCTCTTGATTATCTTCTACCGCATCTTGATTCCCTCGCTTAACCAAAAGGTCAGCGATAGCACTTAGATTTCTTCCAATGGCAAGGATATTTTTGTTGAGAGAATTATACTGCTTCTCAGTTACATATCCGCTATAATCTCCCTCCCGATCAACATTACCTTCGGGAGTATCTGGTCTACCTGGCGGAAGTAACTTTTTGGGATCAATAGCCATCAGATACCGTTAGCTTGCTGTGCCTTTAGATTCTGCTCTTCAATATAGGATTCTAACAAAGCAAGGTAAATATCCCGTTCAAAGGGATACATGTTCTCAATGTCACTCAAGGAGTATTTATGATGCTGCATCAAGGCAAAGTTAATCTTATAATAAGATACAATGTCTGAATGCAACATCGCTAGCTGAAAAAACTTGCCAGTCCCTCCAAGACGATTTCGTTCTCAACACCAGTATTGGGATTCTCAAACTTAGCAGTATAAGAAAGTCTGGGCATTGTAGAGAAGAATCTCTCAATTTGTTTAAACTGAGAAGAATTTAGCTGTTCAATAAATTGAATCCATTCTTTTTTAGTGTGATCCTTCGCGTTCCAAGTTTCTTCCTCAGAATAGATCATTTCAACGCAATTAGCGATAACATCAAAAGAAGTATCAATGCTAGTTGCTTCGCCAAAGTTTTCTGAGATGAATTGTGTTAGAGACGGGTATGCCATTCTCAAAGTCAAAGTTTCATCGACCTTGATATCACGAGTATGGTTAGGATCATCAACAACCTTAATCTCATCAATATAGATTGTCAAAGGAACCTTAGTCTCACCATCATCCTGGCAAGTTACGATAACATCAATAGATTCTCCAACAGATTTACCACGGACATTGAGGAACAGATACTCAATATCAAAAGTAGAGAGTTTATCGATATTTACTCCACGAGTCAAAATACAAGCAGAAAGAACTTCTTTAATTGCACTGGCAATCTGATCAAGTCCCTCACTTTCCATCGCCATTACAAGGATTTTCTCTTCCTTAACAAGGAACGGGCGATACTTAATTTTTTTTCCAGTAGAAGGAATAACCAACTCAAATGTCGGAGTCGCAATCTTAGGTAAAGGCATGATATCCTATAGGATTTTCAGTATGATTATTTATGGGGTTCTAAAGACAGTCCCTCTTGTTTCAGACGGAGGACCTGACGCTCTTATATCGAATCCTCTTCTGATGTAAGTCTCATTAGTCGTTTGAGGTGGTGCAGATGCTTCTTCTGGTTTAGCAGGTGCAGCAGAATACTCTTCAGATCCAGACTGTTGCTCTTTAGATTTATCAGTTTCTTTAAGACTCTTCACTTCACCAAGAACATATCTATCATAGTTAAATGCTACATTGATTTCAAGAACTCTATTACTATCGTAAGAAATTGCAGTTGGCGTAATATTGATTGGGAAGGCATTGATGAAACTATAGGTTACCGATCTATAGTGATCCCTATCAAATTTGGTAAGTCTCATGACAGGCATTTTATAGTTATTTGGATATTGCATTCTTGTATAGTATGCTCTTTTATCCAAACTAACTTCACCCGCACTGGCAATGTATTGTTGCCAGAGTTCAAAGAATTTAATAACCTTATAATCGTTATCTACAATGAAGTTGAAAGAACTTTCTGTGTAAATTCTTGTGTGAGCATACTTTTGCTGGATACCCATGTAGTTACCACTGACTTGAGCAGTAGCAAAAGTTGCACCAGGAATATCAGCACCCTTACAAAGCAATCCCAACTCTCTCTGGATGAAGTAACTCGATACTCTCGAATCCTCTTTTTGGATGTACTTTCTGAGAGTTTCTGGGATAGCAGAAATTTCCAATTCAAAATGATTGGTTGTTGCTACCTTAGTAAACAACCCCAAAACATCGCTGGTAGATCTATTTCTAGGGTAACTCACACTAAATACCTTAGGTTGACTTATTATGATGGCGTATTCTGGTAAATTTCGCCCAAGTAATATTCAAAAATATCGAGGAGACCATCTCAACATTATTTATCGTAGTTTGTGGGAACGAAAGTTCATGGTCTATTGCGATAAGAATGAGAATATTTTAGAGTGGGGAAGTGAAGAAATTGTGATACCATATCGTTCTCCTTTAGATGGGAGAATACATAGATATTTTCCAGACTTCTATATTAAGGTACGCGAAAACACTGGAAAAATTCAAAAGTACATTATTGAAATCAAACCCAAAAAACAGTGTATTGAACCACAGAAGCAGAAGAAGCATACTAAGACTTATATTAGAGAGGTGACTGAGTATGCTAAAAATCAAGCAAAGTGGAAAGCAGCATCAGAATACTGTAAAGATCGTTTACTACAATTCAAGGTCTTAACGGAAGATCACTTAGGTGTATGAGTAGATTACAACCTGTTGTGGACGGATTCACTGGACTAGAAAGTTCGGATGACATCATGGTCCAAGTTCTAGAAGTATTGACTGAAGAAGTTTTAGTTCCAGAACCAGGAAATTTCTACACATTTATTTACAGAGCAAAAACACCTAATATTGAATATGACGAATTTCCTTTGATTGCCTGCATAGAAATACAAAGGTGGGGGTTTGTTGGATTTAGTTTCCACTGGGGTAAACAAAGAAATTACACCTGGGAAGAAGTTATTGGCAAACTACATGTAGTAAAAGCCAATGAACTTGAAGATGCTAGGTCATTAGGATATGCCAAATTTAGAATATCCACATAAATAGGAAATAAAAAGGAATGGCAGCGGAAATCCTACGATATCCATTAGATATTATCGATGTGACGACTGATTATATGTCCATCGAAGTAATGGAGTACAAACCAGGAGGAGTTCCTTCCTTTTCTGATTCTCGTGGAGCAAATAAAAAAACAAAATCTGGTAAAGCCAAATATACTATATTCTTGCCGATGCCAGATAGTATCGCTTCTGTTAATAGAACTGGATGGGGAGAAAGTAGAATAAGTGCTCTTGCAGGTGCGGGACTTAAACTTGCTGGAGATGCTTTAGATGCCGTATCTGGAAAGAAAACTGATCTTAAAGGTAGCGTAGAAGCTGAAGTTCAAGGTTTAGCAGGGTCTGGATCGGGATATGATTTACTTAGGAATTATATCAGGGCAAGATCTCAGATTGGAATCATTAACGGTTTAGCGGGATCAAATATCAGCTTAAACGATGTTCTTGGAAGACAGTCTGGACAAATCGTTAACCAGAATGTTGAACTGCTTTTCAATGGTGTATCTCTGAGACCTTTCGGTTTTAACTGGGACTTAGTTCCTAGGAGCAAAGATGAAGCAGATGTAGTAAGAAATATAATTCAAACTTTGAAAAAAAGCATGTCTGCAAACAGAGAGAATAGTGCTTTCCTTAAAACTCCGTATGTATTCAGGTTGAGATATAGAAAAGGTAGTGGTAACAATGAATTTTTAAATTCATTTAAAATTTGTGCCATGACTGACATTGGCGTTGATTACACTGGTTCTGGAGCGTACTCAACTTATGAAAGTGGAAGTCCAGTTCACTATCGGTTGAACTTATCCTTCACCGAACTCGAACCTATCTATCAAGACGACTTCACTGATACGGAGAGATACTAATGGCTAGCAACTCTTACTTCAGACTATTACCAGACTTTCAATACCTCAACCCAACACAAACGGGTGGGGCTAGAAAGCAGTATGTAGATGTCAAGAATCTCTTCCTTAGGATGAAGATCAAAGATTCTGCACTGTTGTATGCTACTAACTTTGTAAAATATGATATCTACGAAGGTGAAAGACCTGATAATGTAGCAGAGACTTTGTATGGTAGTCCTTACTATGACTGGGTAGTTCTCTTAACTGCCAACATCATCAATGTAAGAGACGAATGGCCTACCAGTTCCAGACTTCTTTATGATTATGCGGTAGATAAGTACGGAGAGTTTCTCAACGCAGTAAGGCACTATGAAACTAAAGAAGTTAAGGACAGCAACGGAAGACTTATTCTTCCTGCTGGTCAAATTGTAGATTCAGGATTCATAATCCCTGATCCAGACAACATTGGACAAACACTGAACCCTGTTGTAGGTGTATCCAACTGGTTGATTGAAACTAGAAAAAATAACAAAAAAAGAACGATCAAGGTACTCAGGAAAGAGTTCCTAGGATCGTTCCTTAATGAAGTTAGAGAGTTCTTGCAATATCAGGAATCTTCCCAGTACAATCCTAGCACTGGAAAAGTTGCTTATAACGATTTAACTTAGAGAAGACTGAGAAGACCATTAACGCTTTTCTTGGCGTTAATAGTAGAGTACGGAACTGCGGGATTATCAAGAAGTTCTGGAGTTTGTCCCCTCATGTTGGCGACTCTCGTGATCTCCTCGTTCTGTTTCTCCGTTGCCAGATAACGATCCTCTAGAAGTTTGGTCGTTATTTCTTTGGCACTTGCAAGATCCACATCCACAGTCGAACTTGAGTGGTTGTATTTCCATGCGTTTCTAAATGTCTTGGTGGGCAATTCAGTGTGATCGATCACCGCATACTCAGCAACGGGGACATCCTTTGCAATGATATCCTCGTCAGAGAGAATGCATTGTGTCGATGGAATGACTACATTACAGTAGCCATCATCTCCATTATAAACAATGACTTGATTGCGAGACATTTATCAGGCAGCAGCGACTACAATGTTTTGAGCGGAGGGGAAAAGATGTCTTACTCTTTGCTCTGCAAGAGCAGCAGATTCTGCAACAACCTCAATTTGTTGAGTGTTGGTGTTGTCACCATCATCATAAGTGACAACAAATGGTGTACCTTGGAATGACATTTCTGTAATTAATGAGACTACAAAAGAAAAAGGGAGGTTTCCCTCCCTCTATTTATACTCACTCTTCAGCAAGACGCTGGAAGTAACTCAGAGCATCATCCTCATCATTAGAGTTGGAGGATGACAGAGAATTCAGTTCTTCCTTCATTGCCTTGGGGACAGACTGAAAACTATAATCGTCTTCTTCATCACGAACTTCAGGATCGGGTGCCTTAGGAGCAGCAGTGATCCCAAGAACATAATCGAGACGCTTCTTCAGTTCTTCGTAGGACTTGAACTGGGAAGGATCAACGATCTCAGCGAGAGAATATTGCTTCTTCCAGATTGCTTCCATAGCATCGTCGTCATCCAGGAGAGCACCAGGACGAGCGAACTCGGAACTATCATAGTTCCAGTATCCAGCAACCTTCTTGATCTTGATCTTGAAGTCTGCACCACCCCAGAAATCGAAGGGGTTGATGGGATCTTCGTCTTCAAACTCAGGTTGCATGGCAGACATGATCTTGTCGAAGATCTTCTTACCAAACTTGTAGAGGAACACACGACCTTCGTTGTCAGGATTTGCGGGGTCCTTCACAACATAGATGTTAGCGTAATAAGAGAGTTTACGCTTCTGCTTACGAGCAGTCTCTTTATCGGCATCACTGCCGCTGTTCCAGAGACTCGTATTGAGTTCGGAAACAGGATCTTTTTGACCGAGAGTGGTCAAAGAATTCTCGATGTACCAACCACCGTTACCTTGGAAGGCATGGGAATACATCTTTGCCCACGGAAGATCTTCGCCTTCAGGAGCGGGAAGGAAACGGATAACTGCATAACCGTTACCTGCTTTATCGACTTCGGGTTTCCAAAGACGATCATCAGACGCGCCACCTCCCTTATTGGTTTTTTCTACTTCCTTGACCAGTTTGGCAGTCAGGGAACCGAGGGAGGACTGTTTCTTGAGATTAGAAAACGACATTTGGATTTGGCTTGTGAAATGGATTTGGTTTGTACGGGTCTATTATAGGGCGGACCCAGCGCCCATGTCAAGAAATCTGTTTCCTGACATTTTCGAGGGTTTTCTGCATGTTTGCAAAGAGAACCCCACAGTCCACATCAGATGGGAACCCCATCATTATAGCAGACTTACGGACATTATCACGCATTTCTTTTGCGCGAGGATCATCGGAGAGAGTCATTCTAGTGTATAGATTCCTCTGTTTCTCCAGCAGAGTGTCGAGTTTGTCAAGATGCTTGACCTTATCTTCACGATCCAACTTGTCGAAAGCAAACACTTCAGTATAGATTTCTTCCTGAAGTTCATTAATATCTTGGATTGCCTCTTGGACAAATTCCGATTCAAAGAAGTCAGACATTTTTCTCCTCTGCCTGGTTTATTTAGAGCGGCAACCGTGCTCTCGTGGTCTTTTTCATGAAGTTGAGATCGATAGCATCACGCTTCAATTTCTCCTTCAGAGGTTTTGAAATGAGTTTGGTAATCGAATCTACTTCAATATTATTTTCTTCGCAGAAAAGAACAATTGCCTCAATATAATTGATCTTTTCACGCAAGACTAGATTTTCAATTTCTAAAGAGAACTTTGTGGCATTCATGAATTTTTTGCCCAAAGCTTTGCTTAGTTCATTTTCCATTTAGTTTAAATTCTACGAAATTTCTGATGTACTTTGTGAGTAACTTCATGTACTTAAGTTTATCATACTCTTCGTACACTTTACAACTACCGTCTTCACATGCCATGATAATCACAAACTTTTTAACGGGAACACCCGTTAGTTCGTAATACATGCAAGCATAAGCAGCACATTGGACAAAATAACCATCAATCCAATCTCTTGGTTTTGGTTTCTTGCTAGTCTTAAAGTCAATAATCGCTAATTCGCCGTTATATTCAGCGATACAGTCAACAGTGCCTGCAACACCAAGTTCTTTACTATAGAGAGAACCTTCTAAAGTGTGAATATTGTCAATCTTATTCAAAGTAGGCTTAGCAATCTTGAATAAGAAGTTGGGAAGTGGTTGAACCTCTGGAAGGTCCTGATTTTTAAGATAATGTTCGGTCAAAGTATGCATGTCGGTTCCCCGACGGGTTGCCTTCCGAGTAATCTCGTTGGCAACCTCATCACCGACCCGTTTACGCCATTTAGCAAACTTTTCCCGTTCATAAAAACTGATGATAGAGGTAATGGATACCATCTTTGCATCAGGTGTATCATAGTATCGAACACCATCAATGGTGTCTCTCTCTAAACGAGGGAGTTCAATTTCAAGATGATTAAACATTACATACCAAGAGCCAGTTTTGTAGTTAGATATTCCTTACAGAGACCAGAACGAACGATATCGTTGACATCAAATTCAATAGACGAGAATGATGGCATTTGTTCCAAGATCTTCATAAAGTCCAGGATGCCGTTACGCTCATATGTTTTTGTAAGGTCAGTTTGAGTAGCATCACCACAGAAGTGAATCTTGGTGTTCTCACCGACACGAGTAATGATACTATCAAGTTCGTGGAAGTTCAGGTTCTGACACTCATCAACGATGATGATAGCATCATCAAGAGTGGTTCCACGAATAAAAGATGTAGACCAGAAAGAAATGGTCTCCTGTTGCTTGAGATTGCCATACAGCATTTCAAAGTCAGAATCTGTAGGCAGTTCAAACATATACTTTACCATATTCTTATAAGGAATCTGGTAAAGAGCAGATTTGTCCTCATGATCTCCAGGGAGGAAACCAATCTCTCTGGTAGAAACGAGAGAACGGACAATATAGATTTTTTGATAAGGAGAGTGTTCGTCTAAAACATCCTTAAGAGCATTATACAGCACAATAAAGGTTTTACCAGTACCTGCTGCTCCGTATGCAAAAATGTTTTTCCCAAGATGATAATTTTTGAAGAGTGTTTCTTGGTTATCTGTGAGGGGAGTAATATCAACAAGGAAGTCCGTATTAATCGGTTTCTTCCTTCTCATCTGTTTAGCAGTCATACCAACACCAATAGGTTCAGACGATTTTCTCTTTCTGGGCATAGGGATTAATCGAGGGTAAGTTTTTGACGGTTGTTTCCAGTTTTTTGTGCTCTACGAAGCACATCATTCCATCCTGGTGCCTTTTTACGAAGTTTGTCCTTCCATTCACCAACTTCTCCTACTCCAGGACATGTGCTAGGGTCGGAGAAATCTCTAATCCATTCTGGGTTATCAAGTTTCCACTGATCCCAATCATGGATACTCATAACCACTTCTTTTGTTTCACCAGTTACGGTATTCTTTACAGGATAAGTTGCCATTTCAAAACATTGTGTATGTAATATTTAGAGTTCGACCAGATTGTCTTCATCGAGGTGAAGACATCCCTCGGAAGGAACAATATCAAATGCGATAGTAATTCTGGGTTCATCTACTTCAGTCTTAGTTGTGTAATGAGGCAACCATGTAGGAAATAGTGTCAATTCTCCAGGATTATTCTTTACAATTATATCATCTCCCCAGTCAGTATAGGGTGGAATATAGTTAGTTGAAGTGTTAGTTGCACTTACACAAAAATGACCACTTAAGTAGGTATGTGGATGATGAGAGTGTGAATGTTTATCGATAAATTCTCCCTTTCTTAAAACATTTGCCCAACATCTAATTTTTAGGGGTGGAATATCTCCACCCACCAAAGTGTCATAATATTTTGTATGGATTTCACGAATACTCTCGTGAAGTTTTTTACATTCAGAACTATTCCACTTCAAGACATTGAAATATTTGAATCTTGCGGTCAAACTATCTGTTCCAAGACCCGTTTTACCATCATTCAAATCAGATACAAACTTTTCTTTAATTTCGACTTCTTTTTCAAGAATCAAATCTTTTAACTTATCAAGATCAATGTCAATCTGCGCGTTAGCGAGAGTGAAGTCCCAAGTTGGAGCAAAAGGAGTTGCTGGAGGTTCACTGACATAGCGGACAGCATTAATTTTCATTCCACTCAAGTGCTTTACCTACAGTTGGGAATTGTTCGCAGAAAATTGCCTTTGCGGCATTAGCGATTTCCATGTGTTCCTTCTGGGTTCCATTTGCACCCCTGAGCGTGATGTAATGCACCCAGGAACGGCAGGAACCCGTCATATAGATCCTAGTGGGCGTTGCTAAGGGAAGCACCATTCTAGCGCACTCCTTGGCGACTCCACAGTCCAACAGGTGCTGATACAAACTCATACCCTGCTTGAAATAGGTGTCAATCTGCCTAGTAGTCAGTTTTACAAACTCAGGATCCAGGTCGTCAATAGAATTTTGACGATTCTTGGTGTCTTGACGACGAAGTTCTGGGACTGGGATCGCCTCTGAGAGTAGGGAAGAATCAGCATACCTCTGAGAAAATTCTTGATATGTGAATGAACGATGACGAAGAATTTGAGCTGCGATAGCACGGGTAGTCTCAATCTCCAGCGTCATAAACGCTTGCTCAAATACAGACCAGTGTCCGTGATTAATACAGTACTTCAGCAATCCTTCAAAACTCGGATTATCCTGATTTTTAGGATTAGAGACCCTGGCGATATACGCCATGGTTTCTTCAGGATTCGGTGTCGCTTGAATCAGTTTTACGCTTTGCATCTAGTTCCCTCATTTGTTTCATTTTAAGACCGCGCTTTGCCGCTTTCTTGGCTTTACGCATATAAATTAATTCTTCTTCA